GCTCGGAGATGTGTATAAGAGACAGAAATTATATTTTCAATAAAAAAAGTTCGAAAAAATCGAAATTTTAGTGTTGACATTCGAATATTTCGAAGTTATAATGAAATTAGTTCGAACGAATCAAAAAACGAAAGAGGTGATTACAGAATGTGTGTAGGTGAAAGAATTAAGGCTTACATGGATGAAAAAGGAATTAAGCAGGTTTTTGTTTCACAAAAAACAGGGATATCGAAAGAAAAGCTTTGTTCATCATTAAACGGAAATAGAAAATTGCAATTTGAAGAATACGAGTTGATCTGTGGAGCACTGGAAGTGAATACGGACAAGTTTATTAAACCGAAGAAATTGTAAAGGAGAACAAAATGAACAATTTAACAGTATTTGAACAAAACGGTCAGCTACTCACCGACAGTAGAGAAGTAGCAATGATGGTGCAGAGACGCCACGACCATTTAATAAGAGATATTAAAGGTTACGTCAAACATCTTACTGACGCCAATTTTGGGGTGAGTGAATATTTCATCGAATCAGAGTACAAAGACAGTACCGGAAGAACACTTCCATGTTACCTCTGTACAAAGAAAGGATGCGACATGATCGCCAACAAAATGACCGGAAAGAAAGGTGTCATTTTCACAGCTACATATATTGAAGCATTCGAGAAGATGAAAGATTTCATCGAAAAGGGAACACAGTACGTTGGCATTCCATTAAAAGAACAGGTGGAATCACTGGAAGTGGTAGCAAGCATGCTGAGAATGAACGATGCAAGCAAGTTGCTGATGCTGAAAGGCTTCTACGATTCTTACCATATTCCAACAGGGTTCTTGCCTAATTACGAGTTTAACGGCAATAGGGAAATGAAGTCACTCACAGCACTGTTGAAAGAAAACAATCTCGGAATCAGTGCAGTGCAGTTCAATAAGAAACTTATCTCTGCCGGAATCCTTGAAGAAAAGGAACGTCAGTCAAGTAAGGGAAGAGTGAAAAAGTTCAAATCACTGACAGAGAAAGGTTTGAAATACGGCGAGAATGCAGTCAGCCCTCATAATCAGAAAGAGGTGCAGCCGTTGTATTACAGTGACACATTCAATGACCTATTTGAGGTTGTGATGGATTCGTTGGCGTAAGTGTTGAGTATTTTTTGGAGTAGGAATAGGAAAGAAAACGAAAGTGAGGTAAGAACAGTGAGTGAATTAGAAAATATGAAGTCTAAATCTTTGGAAAGAAATAAGATTGTCACGTTTATTTTCGAAGAAACAGGAGAACGATTCGAAATCGAAAAGAAAGTGGCAATACCGATTGTTGAATCCCTGAGAATTAGGCAGAGAATGAAAGAAAGTCCAGAGAATATGAGTATCGACCTAGTAAATACTGCACAGATGTTGCTCATACTCTCTGGAGTGAATTAAGATTCAGTTTCGCTTAATAAAGTATTCAGCGTTTCACACGCTTCGTCATAAGCTTCCATATACAACTCTATTTTTTCACTTATTGGTAGCTGATGCGAAGATGAAGCAACAATAGCTAAAGCGATTTTTTCTGGATCAAATTTCTTTTCCATGATTATTTCTCCTTTCACAATACTTGGACATGCCAGTGTCCTGTATTTACAGTATAGGAGATATGGAAACAAATGACAATAAAGATTCACAAGAAAGAGGTAAGAAAGATGCTGAAAAAGATTTATGAAGAGTTAGTACTTATAAGAAAGGAACTCCAAACTATTAGAAAAAAATCGGAGTTCAAGGATAGAACAAGGAGGTTTTTCGGGGAAAATTTCATTCCAACATCAAAAGAAAATAAAGCGGACGATCTAATGATTTCAACAGCTCAATTTGGAAAAATGAGTTTGAAATGGTATATTCGTATGCTTTGTGCAAACGTAAAAACAGACCCAGACAAAACGCTAGAGTCTTGGGATGATTAACAAAGAAAACAGGAGGTAGCATAATGAACAACGCAGAAAGAGAACTACAAAGACGAAATCAAGAGAAAGAACGCATTGAAAGAAATAACTACGAAATTCCATATGTAAGAGATTTATATTGCGATCTGGATTTAGACAATGAGGACATTATTTTTGAAATCGCAAAAATCATCATTGAAAGAAAACTAACTTACAGAGAAGCAAATAGAGTACTCTACTACACGGATAAAGCGTTATATGAGAGAACGATGAATAGCGAACCAGTACCAGTTTATTAAAGAGATAATAGCGCAGAAAGGACGAACAATGAACGAATTAAAAGTAATTGAAAATGAACTTGTCCCAGTATACGAGACAAGCACAGGAGAAAAAGTTGTATACGGTTCAGAACTGCATGAGGTTCTGGGAGCACCAAGTGTTTACCGCGAATGGGTGAAACGCAGATTATCAGATATTGATGCTATTGAAAATGAAGATTTTCAAGGCGTAGAAATTCCTACACCTTCCGGTCAGACTAAAAAAGACCACATAATCAAACTGGATACTGCCAAAGAAATGGCAATGCTTGAGCGGAATGAAAAAGGAAAGCAAGTACGCAGATATTTCATCCAAGTAGAAAAGAAATACAAAGCGGCATCTCTTGCCACACAAGAGCTCTCACCGCAGTTACAGGTCATGATCAACTTGGAAATCGAGCAGAAGCGTCAGGCAGAGAAGCTTGAGCACGTGGAAGAACGGATTGAAAGCATCCGTGAGGTTGTTGCAATCGATACAACATCATGGAGAGAAGATACCGGACGAATCTTGAGAAAAATCGGCATGGAATGCGGAGACAGCAAGTCTTATCAAGATGTAAGAGCGGAATCCTATCAGCTGTTGGAAAAACGCATGGGAGTGAATGTAAAACGGAGACTCACAAACAAACGTAGAAGAATGGCAGATGAGGGTGTTTGCAAATCTAGAAGAGACAAATTGAATTATCTTGATGTGATTGCTGATGATAAGAAACTGATTGAGGGATATACGGCTATCGTAAAAGAGTTGGCTATTAAATACGGAGTGGCGTAGCAGGGAGGATTGACATGGAGATTGTAATAGCAAGCATTATCTGCTCGATCATGGTTTCTGTTGTTACAAGCATTATTATTACAAGGGAATACATGAGCGTTACTCAAAACGAGGTAGATAGGATGTTCAACATGAGTATTAAGCTTGTCGAGGATGCTGTGAAAATGATGGCTGATAGATTTGGAGCAGACCAGAAATAAATTACGACAATCCAACCTGCATACATAAGTGAGGTGATAAAAATGAACACCGCAATTGCATTAAAAGAAACATTAAAAACGGCGGAAATCGCAAAGATTACCGGTTGCTCCGTGAACGAAGTACGATACCGCATGAGACACAACATCTGGACATTTGGAGTCGTGCGGAAGACCGGGGCAGTAAAGAAACACTATGAAGCTACTATTTCCGAAGTGGCTGAGTTCTTCAGACTGAGCCGGGAGGAAGTGATAGAAAGATTGGAAAGGAAGTGACGATGTGAAAAGACTGACAGTAAATCAGATCGAGAAATTTATCCAGACTCTGAAATCCGTAGAAAAGATAGACGGTGATTCTGAGGAGCAGAAGCAAGTCGCAATCTCGTATCTAACGAACTATCGCGTCAGATTGGAAGAGCGCGGAAAGAGATCCGTAAAACTAAAGGAGGACAAGCATGGAAATTAAAGGAACCTACCACTGCCAGACTACCCACCACCCCAACGCATTAAATAGCTGGGATATCCGGTCAGTATCGGTAGATCTGCCGGAAGAAGAGGACAAGCCTTATTGGATCAGAGCTGGTGCGATGGTGATCGGGTTTATCTTGGTGCTACTGGCGTGGTATCTGGTGTTTGGGTATTAAAAATGAGCACCTACAAAAAGGCTGGGGAGCCGTAGGTACTCTGACAAAAAATCAAGAATATAGTAACAGATTTTAGGAGGATAAGCAATGGATAGAGAAAAAATACATAAACTTTTAGACTTAATTCTTGAGATTCAAGAGCGTGGAGAAGGTAGGAATGGGTATCCGTACGTAAACATTGAATTTTCGAACTACGGTAGCAGAATATTTTTAACCGCACAAGAAAACGGATTTGTTACTGATGGAGATTACGATTTGTTTGACGGTATTGCAACAGATAAGCAACTAGATGATGCAATTATTTTAGTTGGGGTATTGCTGGAAATGGCAGTGGACAAGACGGAGGACGAATGATGTATGTAGGTATCGGACCAGAGAAAGGAAAGAAAGTGCATGACGAAGATGCCTTTTCTTACGCCTGCGAACGAATAAACAATGGTACGGAAAGAGAACAGGAAACATTTATGCAGATCATGAAAGAAGCTGAGAGTTTTTACATGGCGGTGGTCACAGTTGTGCTGTGGTATTTTTCCGGAAATTGGGTGTACGAGGAGGTGGCTCTATGATTACGATGCAGCAGCGCAAGGAGAGAATTGAAGATCTATTGGATGAGCGTCTCGGGATGATTGAGAATGGGGAGGTGAATACATATTACCAGACAAGGGATATAGCAAATCTGACGCAGGCACTTTTAAATATTACAAGGATCATGAAGGAGGAATGAATATGAATATATATCAAAAAATGAGTGCAATTACAGCAGAAATCACAGCTGTTGCGAAAAATCTGAATGTAGGTTGGGGGCAAAATTCTTACAAGGCCGTAGGCGAAGCAGATGTTCTGGCCGCTGTAAAACCAATCGAAGAAAAACACGGTGTTTACAGTTATCCTGTCAACCGACATATTATGGACACATCCGTTTTAACTTCAGTCAATTCAAAGGGCAACGAAGTTAGACAGTTATTTATGAGAATCGAAACTACATATAGATTCGTTAATGCTGAAATGCCAGAAGAGTACATTGACATCAAAACGTATGGTGATGGAGTAGATTCACAGGATAAGGCACCGGGGAAAGCGATGACATATGCGGATAAATACGCATTGTTGAAAGCTTATAAGATTATCACTGGTGATGATCCAGATCAGGAATGCAGCAAAGAACTGAAAGGAAAAGCAGCCAAACCTGCAAAATCATGTAAATCAGAAGCGACAGTAAGGCAATTAGAATCAAAAGAGTCCGGCGAGCAGTCAAAAAACACGAGTAATGAGCTATTAAGCAGCGCAGAACGCTCTGCTATTGAGAGTCGATGTAAGGAAGATGGGGTTGATGCAGATAAGTTATTATCTTTGTACAGCCTTAGCTCATTCGAAGGAATGAAATATAAACATTACGATAATATTTTGAAAAACTGGGAAAAAGTAAAAGAAAAATGCGGAGGTGCAAAATAATGAACAGCGTAAATTTAACAGGTAGATTAACCAGAGATCCAGAAATCAGATATACAGATGCAGGGCTTTCGATTGCAAGATTTTCCATTGCTGTAGACAGGAGATTTTATAAGGACGGTGAGCAATCAGCGGATTTTATAAACATCGTATCATTCGGAAAAACAGCAGAATTCATTGAAAAGTGGTTTAAGAAAGGGACGAAAATTGAAGTATCCGGAAGAATTCAGACAGGATCATATGCAAACAATGACGGGGTAAAGGTTTATACAACAGACGTTGTTGCGGAGCAAGTCGGTTTCGCAGAGAGTAAGAACTCGCAAAATTCAGGAGCTAACAGAGTATCAGAATCACATGATGATGGGTTCGTAAATATTCCGGACGGAGTAATCGACGAAGAAATGCCGTTTAATTAGGAGTGATTTTATTGGTTATACAAATAGACAGTAGGGAAAAATCGAGAGCGATTAAAAAAATCATAAAAACATTTGATGAGAAAGGCGTGAAGCATCCAGTATCTAAGTTAATGGTCGGAGATTATATGAACTATGACAACCCACGTCTTGTCGTTGACAGAAAACAGAATTTAACAGAGGTGTGCTGCAATGTTTGTCAAGACCACGAAAGATTCAGAAGAGAACTGGTGAAAGCAAATGAAAATGGAATTAAAATCATATTTCTTGTTGAGCACGGAAAAGATATTGAAACTTTGGAAGATGTTATCTGGTGGGAAAATCCGAGGGGTGCGAAGCGGCAACGGAACAAAGAAACAGGGAAGTGGGAAACTGTTAAGACGAAAGCAATGACCGGAAGAACTCTGTACAAAGTCCTATGTACCATCCAGAGGAAGTATGAATGCGAATTCTTGTTTTGCGAGAAAAACGATACCGGAAAGAAGATTATTGAGTTATTGGACGAAAGACATGAATAAAGAAGAGATTAAACATTCACACAGCATGAGAGAGATTGTGGAAAGATATGGGTTCCATGTAAATCGGGCGGGGTTTATTCACTGCCCGTTCCACAAAGGAGACAAGGGAGCATCATTAAAAATCTACCCAGACAGCTTCCATTGTTTCGGATGCGGAACAAATGGAGATATCTTTACATTCGTGCAGCTAATTGATCATGTCGATTTCAAAGAAGCGTTCCAGAGTCTTGGTGGAACTTATGAAAAGCCGACATTCCAGTCGAAATTGGCGATATACAGGAGCTGGAAGAAGGCAGAACAGAGAAAGCGAGAAGAGGAAAAGCTTCGGAAAAAAAGAGAGCTGAATAATGTTCTGATTGATGTGTACCGCGATTATATGAATAAATCAGAACCGTTCAGCGAGGTATGGTGCGATTGCTGCAATGCTCTGCAATATCAGTTGTACTTATACGAAATATTAAACGAGAAGGAGGCGAGAAAGTGAAAGAAATAAACGAATTTGATGCAGACAGCATATTGGATGATGAAGTTTTCATTGAATTATTTGAAATGGAAGATCCGATTCTCCGATCAAAAACAAAAGTGCAGCTTATCAGAAGAGCGAAACAGCTGGGCGTCAAGTCGGATTTTGAAGAGATTTTGAAAGGATACAATCAGGCTGACCGAGAAATGAAGAGACAGGAACGGGAAAACAGAACTGTTTGCACAGTAGATAACTATACGAATTTCACAGGACCTCACGATCGCATGTATTGCGGCGCCTGGATTGCGGATGATCGCGGCGTGTTCGCACAGAATTCCGGAAGGGTCGATGAAGTAGCTTGCTACCACCCGATCCTGCCAGTAGAGCGGCTGCGAAACTTAGAGACCGGGGAAGAGCAAATAAAACTGTCGTACAGGCGAAATAACCAGTGGCACGATATTGTGGTTCCAAAAACGATGATCACATCAGCGAATAAGATCGTGGCATTATCCGGAAGAGGGATTGCAGTTACGTCAGAAAATGCAAAATTGCTGGTTAAATATCTGGCGGACGTAGAAAACGGAAATGATGACTACATAGACGTGCAGTATTCCACTAGTAAACTTGGGTGGATCAAGGATCAGTTTATCCCCTATGATACAGACATCATTTTTGACGGGGATAATCGATTTAAGCAGACCTTTGAAAGCGTGTCGGAGCATGGCAGTTTCGATGTGTGGTTGAATCACGTTCGAGAACTGAGGGAAACTGGAAGAATGGAGGTAAAATTCCTGTTGGCTGCATCATTCGCAAGTGTGCTGGTTTATATTCTGGGTGGACTCCCTTTCTTCGTGGATCTGTGGGGTGAAACTGAGGGCGGAAAGACAGTCTCTCTCATGGTAGCCGCATCTGTGTGGGCGAATCCAGACGAAAGCAGATATATTGGAGACTTTAAAACAACGGACGTTGCACTGGAAGCGAAAGCGGATATGCTGAATCATCTTCCGATGTTTCTGGACGATACGAGCAAAACATCAGCGAGAATCAGGGATAACTTCGAGGGAATTGTTTATGATCTGTGTTCAGGAAAAGGAAAGAGCCGGTCAAACAAAGACCTCGGAATCAATCGAGAGAATCGGTGGCGGAACGTAATGATCTGTAATGGTGAGAGACCGCTTAGCAGCTATGTCAGTCAGGGCGGTGCGATCAACAGAATTCTGGAGGTTGAGTGTGGCGAAAAGATTTATCAGGATCCTCAGAAGACAGCGGAAACGGTAAAACGGAATTACGGACATGCGGGCAAGAAGTTCGTGGAAATCATCAAAGAAATGGGAGAAGATGAAATTCGTTCTATCCAGAAAGAGTTTCAGAAGGAATTATTTAACACGGATAAGATGCAGAAGCAGAGTATTTCGCTTTCCATCGTCCTGACAGCCGATAAAATAGCCACAGATCTGATTTTTAAAGATGGGCAGTATATTTCGATAGACGAAGCGAAGCAGGTGCTTATAGACCGAAATGAGCTGTCTGACAATGAGCGATGCTACCAATATATCCTTGATAAAATCGCAATGAACAGCCAGAGATTTGATGTGTCTTCAAATTGTGAAAAATGGGGAATTATTGAAGATGGGTACGCAGTAATTTACGGACAGGCATTTAAGGAAATCTGCGAATCTGGGAAATTCTCAAAAAAGTCCTTCCTGTCATGGGCTGCAAAGAAAGGCGTTATTCAGCAGGACAGCAGGGGAAACCCAACAAAGCTGAAAAAGATAGACGGAAGAGCGGCGAGATGCGTGTTTTTGCAACTTGAATCGAAAGGAAATACGGATAATGATGGGTTTGAAAGCATCGATGAAACACAAGAAAAGCTACCTTTTAGTTAAGAGGAGGAAATACAATGTCAAAAATTGTGAGGATTAGTGATGAAAACTATGATTTTATTGAATGCATGGCGTTCAGGAATGGAGTTCCGATAAATGCAATATTAAATGAGGTGCTGGAAAAATTCAAAAATTCGTCGCCGAATGATGTGATTTCAGTGGAATATCGGGGCAGAAAAGTTACGATAAGGTAACAAGTAACAAAAGTAACAACAGGAAATCGCGCTATATATACGGAATAAAAATGTGAGAAATTCAAAAATATGAAGTCCCTATATAGGGTAAAAATCATTGTTACTTTTGTTACCAACCTCAAAAACCTGTCAACCATGCGGGTTTGATAGGGTAACAGACTTTTGTTACCGGAAGAAAAATTTTGTTGCTTTGTTACGAAGAGGGTAGTGTATGCACGAAAAAATAACAGATATCCAGAATTTGTTCTGGAAAGCGTATAAAAATTATAAGGGTACCGGCTCAATGAGTCAATACAATGCAGATGTCGATGGGATTATTGAGAAGTACAGGGATGATCATACTATGTTGAATTTCTGCAAAAACTTGGCAATCACGTGGACGCCGGTTATCAACAAAATGAAAGAAGAGGGTTAAATGAATAAAAGAAAGCTATATAAGCCGCACATAAAGACCATCCAACACATGATTGAAAATGGATTTACGATCCAGAACATCTATGCAGCAATAAGCGAAGAGAGCGGAATAGATGCGAGCATTGAAACGTTTAAAAACTTTTTAAAAGACAATGATATGCTGCCTGAGTCAAAGAAACAGGAAGCTTCGGTCAAGGATATCTTTGGAAACATTGCAAATTACATGGAGTTTCACGAGGGCTGGGTGCGGACCAGTTGCCGGCTCAACAGGGCGATGTCGAATCCAAACCGGATATTAATGCGGAGGTATTTACAGTAGGTTATGAAAAAAGAGAATCCGAAGAAAAATGAAGTACATATCTGTTCTTCCTGCGGACGGGAAATTATCGGAGATTTTGAGTATGTAAAGACAAAGAGAGGGACGGAATTGTATTTTTGTAAAGATATGAGGTGTAGACATGGGAAAAGTTGATGATTATACAGCAGGTAGATCACAGGGATTGATTCTGGCAAGGGAGATTGTAAAAAAAGACGGTATCGAGGGACTGGAAAAAGAAATCCAGTTTCGGAATATCACAGGAATCAACACAGCCTTAACCAGAAAAGAGCTGAACATTGCCTGCGAGAAGATTAAAAACATGACACTGGACACAATGATGGTGATCGCAGTCGCAACGCTGCATGATGAGTTCGGTTTTGCTGGGAAACGGTGCAAGAGATTTATCGACAGAATGAACCTGAAAGCAGAGTGTCTGGTGGACGATATGGCAACATGGGATGAATATACGAGGATGATAAAAGATGAGATTGGAATTGAGATGACGATACGGAGGAATGACTAATGCCAAAAGTGAAAGAAACGCGCTTGCGAAAAGGCGACACGATCAAATGCGCTGATGCAGAGGATTGCGTGAGGACAATGAATGAGTTGGCGGTCTGCGGGATAGAGACGGATTTCCTGTATGAAAAAGATGGAGAGAGCGGTTTATGGTTGGAAATAACGGGAGGAAAATTAGATGGATGAGAAGAAAGTTAGAGAAGCAATAGAAAGAATACACAAAATGCGAGATGCGTACAATGCAACATTGCGCTCACTTCCGCAGAAAACGAGAGAAAGAAGTGATTATAACAATTATGTCGATGCATTTCTAGTAGCAATCGAAGCATTAGAAAAGCAGTTGCCGAAGAAAGTAGAAAACTGGAATGGACAAGCGTCGTGTCCTAGATGCAAAAGACTGTTTGGAAATATGGCAGATATAGAAATGTTTCGTTATTGGGATTCTGATTGCTGCAATCATTGTGGTCAGAAGCTTGACTGGTCGAGGGAATAGGAGAACAAGAGAATGATTTTATTTTGTCCTGATTTAACGGGGAAAGAAGAGGTAAAAGCAATGCTTATTGGGAATGGGGATTTTGTCAGACCAGTACTAAATCCGTGTATTAAAGAGAAATGTGTAGCGTACAAGGATGGAAAGTGCATGAAATACAACAATGAAGTGGAGAGGGAAAGTGAAAGAACGAACATTTGAAGATATCCTGTATATGATTAAAAGATCGTGCGACAAGATTTTTTACAAAGGCACTGATTACGATGGATTAAAACCGGAGATTGTAAGGTGTGCAACAGATATTTACATTGAGAAGATGCGACAGAACGGAGGAATGGAATGACTGGTACAAGACTTTATAGGATTTATAAAGGAATGTGTGGACGATGCTATTATACAAAGTCAGACCATTACAATGCTTATGGCGGAAGAGGAATAAAAGTATGTGATGAGTGGTTGAAAAATAAACAAAATTTTTTTGAGTGGGCTTTGAAAAATGGATATAGTGAAGATTTGACAATCGAAAGAATAGACGTGAATGGAGATTACTGTCCTGAAAATTGCACCTGGATTACTATGAGTGAACAATATAAAAATAAACAAAGCAATTGCAATAAAATGCCACTACCAGAACCATACAAGGAGGAATAACATGGACATTTTAATTACAATCGCATTCCTAGCCCTGTATTACATCCTGGGGCTAGGAACCGTGTTACTTTAAAGACAGGATTGGAAGAAGATGTGGAGTTGGAGTGTGAGGATTATTTAGCAGCGGCATGCTTCCCGATACTGTTGTTTGTGATTTTTTTAGATTGGATTGTGCGGAAGATAGTGAGGTAGGAAATATGAGAAAATTTAACTGGGATGAATTTAAAAATGAAGAAAATAAGATTGCAGTACACTGCAAGACAGAAGAGGAAGCGAAAGACTTTTGCGAAAGAATGCATAAGCAAGGAATGAAGTGGTGTTCAGGCGAAAGCTACCTGAAAGAGACAAATTACGAATTCTGCGAAGAAGAAATATGTTATATCAAAGGAGAGTTTTCGCCGTATCAGTACTATAAAAGCAATGGGTATGAAATCTTAGAATGGAGTGATTACATGCAGAAAGAATTTACAAAGGCAGATTTAAAAGACGGAATGGTAGTGGAATACAGAGATGGAGATAGAAGATTAGTAATTGATAAATATTTGATCGGGAAGAAAGCTCATTATGAGTTAAGCACATACAACGAAAACTTGGAAGACGGATATCCTGGATTGACTATCATGAAGGTATTCAAGATTCGCCAAAGAGCAATTTTAGAGAGGATATTAGACGATGATAATCTCGAACTCATCTGGGAACGCACCGAGCCGAAGAAAATGACCGTGGAAGAAATGCGACAAAAGCTTGAAGAGCTGACAGGAGAGGAAATTGAGGTGATGCAGGAATGACAAGGGATACTATGAAACGCAGAAAGGAGACGGCAGGAGTCATCCGAAAGATAGATGCACATGATATGGCTAAGCATGAGCCAACAGAGAGCGCCAAGAAATGGATGAGAAGAAAGGCGTACTCAGTAGAGGACTGCTTGAGAAAATGGGGAATAGATGCGAAAGGGAGTGTAATAGATGAAAAGTGAAGAGTACTGCATGGAGGGATACAAAGCGCTTGCGGCTGCTGTGGTGAGTAAAGCGGTACAAGATTATAGGCTTGCATTAAGAGCACTGTACCGGAAACCGAATGACAGGGATGCGCAGCACGTGAAAAAAGAGTGCGAGATATTCTTCCGTAAAAATATCGGGCTATATTCAGATTTGGACGGAGAAGCGATCATAAAGGCTGTACAGGAAAAAGTGGACAAGGAGATGAGACGTTGAAACAGGAATGCTTTAAAAATTACAAAAAGAATAAGACTGAGTTGGCATCCTTAGAAAAAGTATTGGACAAGCTAAAGGGAAAAAGAGAATACATACCGATTATTGCTGGGAAGGTATCAAAATCAGCAGATGAGTTTCCATACATAGAGCAGAGAGTAACTGTGGAAATGAGGGAACCAAGAGCGTCAGGCCAGATAGAAGAGAGAATCAGAAAGAAAGAAGCAAGAAAAAGAGAACTCGAGTATCAGATGGGTGTTGTGGAGAAACACATCACTGATATGCCCGAGGGGAGAGACAAAGATGTAATGGAGATGCTGTATTTGGACGGAATGACACAAAATGAGATTGGCAGGATAACTGGATATACGCAATCAATGATATCAAGGATAATAAGTGGATGTTCAAAAGATTCATAACATTCATATTTTGACTATGCTACAATTATAATGTAATCAGTATATGGATACAGAATAAATTAAATTTTTCCTCAAATCGCACCGTCAGACTATTACCCTTTCTCGTCTGGCGGTGTTTTTATGTGGAGTATAGCATCAATGGTAGATGCGCAGGGTCGCGCCCTGTGTCCTTGGTTCGATTCCAAGTGCTCCGCTTTGTGATGTAAGATGCAGGCTGCACAGCTGAGGTCTGTTCTGGGAGTGCACACCGGACTTACATTGCAAATGGTACCAAAACGCAGATATCCGCAGATCTGCAAAACAAACAAAAATAGATTCAGCAATCTATATTTAGTGTCAGTACCCGAGTGCGGATAGGGTAAAGGATGTCAATAAAAGGCATCCTACGGGTGTATAGCTCAGTTGGGAGAGCGATCGGCTGTTAACCGATGTGTCGCAGGTTCGAGTCCTGCTATACCCGTTGTGGACTACTGCAAGGTTCCTCCTTTTTTCTTATAAATTTTGATTGTGTATTTGGTTATTTTGGTTTTTGTTGGCGTTATTAATTCTTTCAGCAGTAGTCCTAAATTCTTAGCATCCAGAGATGGGTGCTTTTATTATGTTACAAAGGAGTAAAAGCATGGGAGTTATTAAAAAAATATTGTGCAAGCATAGTAAGACAGAATATGTCAGTACAGATCTTGCAAGGCAGAATGATGGCAGCTTTATCATGAAGCACACGTGGAGTTGTAAGAACTGTGGGGAAGCTGATTGAAGGGAAGAAACATGGGAAAGTTTTACGAAAGTCGAAAGTGGAAAAAGAAAAGAGAAAGCATATTAAGGCGTGATAACTATCAATGTCAAGAGTCTAAGAGATACGGCAAGTATGCGGAAGCTACGACAGTACACCATATCTATCCTCTGGAAGAGTATCCAGAGCTTGCACTTGTGGACTGGAATCTTATCGGCATGTCCACTGCGCAACATGATCGGATGCACGACAGGAAGACGGACAAGGTGACAAGCCTTGGAATGTACTGGCAGAGGAAAAGAAGAAGGGAGTTTGAAGCATGGAAGAAATCAAGATGTACGAACTTGAGTGGAGTGGACGAGTAGATAGAAGCGTCTCGGAAGTAACTGAGATATTGGGGGATGCAGTAAAGAAGTGTGTCGATATCGGTGTTGGTGCTAATGATAAATGGAGTGTGACATCAACCCCACTTGGAGAGATTTTTATAAAAATCGTTACGAAAAGAAAAGAATCTGCGATTTATACATCGGAATTGATGAAAGAAAAAGAAGGAATAAGCTTGAAGTTGAGCGAGATCAAGGTATCCCCCCTCCCTTTTGAGAATTAAAAATGTCTCAGGAGAATCGGGAGAGAGGACTCTTTCCAATGGCGCGGGATTCTGAAAATAAATTTTCCGGCAGATAAGGAGGTGAGAATAGATGGCAAGATACATACCGCAAAGGCAAACAATCATCGACAGAACAGTCAAATACATGAAAGAGCTCGGAACCTACAAAGTGCAGTATAAACAGGTGATTGAGATCTACGCAGACATGATCTATCAGTATAATGTCTTAAGTAAGCAGTTTGAAGATTCTGGATATGAAGTAATTCTGGACACGGAGAAAAGTGGGGGTAAAAAAAGCCCTATTCTCGTGAGTCTCGAAAATCTCAGGAAAGATATCGGAACATATTCCGACAGACTGATGTTGAATGCGAAAACGTACAATGCGGAGATTGAACAGCCGAAAAAAGAGAAATCTGCATTTGCATTATTACTGGAAAAACAGCAGGGGAAGTAAATGGACTTATCCCATATTAGCAGTCCGCATTTCGATACGGCTGTGCGTTATGCGGAGGATATCGTAAGTAAAAAAGTATTAGTAAACATAGACAGAGTACTTGCGTGTAAGAGGTTTCTGACAGACTTAGAACGTGATGATTTAGATTTCCGTAGTGACCAATTCGATTTTGTGATTGATTTGATTGAGGGAACCGTACACCACGTACAGGGCGAGGATAAGAATGGAGTCAGTTTTAAAGGCACTCCAATGTTATTGACGGACTGGCAGAAGTTTGTATGTGTAAATTTGTTTGGATTCTTCCGGAAAGGCACAGACATTAGGCGTTTTAACGAAGCGCTTATTTTTTTACCAAGAAAACAGGGGAAAACATCCTTTAGTGCTGCGCTTGCTGAGACGAAAAGCATTCTGGACAGAGGATCTGGTGCGAAGACATACATCGTTGCGAACTCTGTAAAGCAGACCATGGAAAGTTTTGGATTTTTAGTAGACAACGTTGAAACCTTGCGCGGAGATGTTAATAAACTTAGAATCCGAGACAATAATCAAGAACATTCCATCACTATTGATTTCGGAGACGGTACCGCTGAAATGTATGCGATCGCCAACCAGGAAGATAAATTAGACTCTTTAAACTGTAACTGTCTGATTCTGGACGAGCTGCATTCTTGGAAAAGAGCTGGGGCTAAAAAATATATATTGATGAAAAACGCCATGAAAGCATATCGAAACAAATTGTTGATTGGTATATCTACTGCTGGAGACATTCCGGACGGATTCCTTGCGAATAGGATTAAGACTCTTCATGACGTTTTGAATGGAACAATCACAGACAAAGCGTATGATTCCTATTTTATTTTTATTTGCAAAGCAGACCAGGATAAAGAAGGAAATGTTTTAAACAGCAAAGGCGAGATTACAACTTTGGATGATCCGGAAGTGCTACAGATGTGTACGCCGTCAATTGGAGTTACTGTTACAGTAGATGAGTTGCTGGATGATGCAGCACAGGCAATGAATGAACCGCAGTTAAGGGCGGAGTACCTGAATAAAACTCTGAATATCTTTACAAATGCTCTGAATGCATACTTTGACATTAACGAGTTTAGATCATCCGATGATGAATATAGCTGGACATTGGAAGAGCTGGCGAAGCTCCCAATCACATGGTACGGCGGCGCTGATTTGTCAAAACTTCACGATTTAACTGCAGGTGCAATTTATGGAACATATAAAGACGTGGATATCTGTATTACACACGCTTTCTTCCCAAGGGCAGCAGCAATTAAAAAAGCGGATGAAGATGGTATCCCACTGTTTGGTTGGGAAGAGGATGGATGGCTGACGATGAGTAATACAGCTACGGTGCTTCCCGATGACATTGTGAACTGGTTTATCTCCATGAAAAAGATGGGATTCAAAATCAAAATTGTTGGATTCGACAAGAAGTTTGGACGTGAATTTTTCCTGAAAATGAAAAAAGCAGGATTTAAAATTCAAGATCAGCCACAGTACTTCTATGTAAAATCCGAGGGATTCCGACATATTGAGGTAAAAGTAAAGAATAAGAAATTCTATTACCTGCATTCGGATGCTTTTGAGTACTGCGTACAGAATGTACGGGCGATTGAAAAAGTGGATGACATGATCCAGTACGAAAAGGTAGACGGAGACGGCGGCGTAAGACGAATTGACTTGTTTGATGCAGGGGTATTTTCGTGTTGCCAGATGTTGACTGACATGGCACTTGGAAATGCAGCAAATAAATGGTTAAAGAGAGAGTAGGAGAAAGAATGGGCGTGAAAGCAGAATGCGAAATCCTTTATTTATGTGATGGGAAAAGATGCGAGAAATGTAGTGGAAATTGCAAACATACGACTGATATATCTCACGCTAAAAATAAGGATGATTTTATTGACAGAAAATGTACTTGCCTTGGAAGAGCTGAAAACGGGAGACTGATTTTTGCAGAAGACGAAGGATAGGAGGCTAAAATGGCAAAGAAAAAGAAGCAGAAGAGTATTAGATCAGAACCACAGAATAAAGTATTTGTGTATCAGGGAGCTACGTTCTCTGATTTTTTATTGCCTTCCGGGTACACAACGCTGGCGCAGAACCCGGAAATTCGGGCGGCGTGTCAGAAAATTGCGGATCTGGTTTCCGGTATGACAATTCACCTGATGGAGAATGGCCCGCATGGAGACATCCGGATTAAGAATGAGCTATCACGGAAGATTGACATTAATCCGTATTCGCTGATGACGAGAAAAGCGTGGGTTTACAACATTGTTTACTCAATGCTCTTGCCAGGTGACGGGAACGCAGTCGTCCTTCCGGTGATGAGGGATGGATACATTGATGAGTTGATTCCGCTGAAGCCGTCCATGACGAGTTTTGAAGAAACGCAGACAGGATACAAGGTGATCTATGGAAGTGAGGAATATGATCCGAGCGAAGTGTTGCACTTTGCGATCAACCCGAATCCGGAGTATCCGTGGAAGGGTACGGGCTACAGGCTTGCTTTAAAGGATATTGCATCTAATTTGAAACAGGCGAATGCGACTAAGAAATCTTTCATGAGCGGACAGTACATGCCAAACGTCATTGTTAAGGTAGATGCAATGTCGGAAGATTTTGCAAGCGAAGCCGGAAGAAAGCAAATTAAAGAAAAATATTTGAAAGAATCGAAACCGGGTGAGCCGTGGATCATACCTGCGGAATTTCTGGAGGTATCCGAGGTAAAACCACTATCCCTTAAGGATATCGCAATCAATGAATCGGTCGAGATTGATAAGAGGACGGTAGCATCCCTGTTGGATGTGCCGCCTTTTTTTCTTGGGGTCGGAAGTTTTAACAAGGATGAGTATAACAACTTTGTCAGAACAAGGGTAAAATCCATTGCTGATGTATTTCAACAGACATTGACGAAAGGGCTGATTCAGAGCCCGCATTGGTACTTTAAATGTAACTCAAAGAGCTTGATGGCTTACGACACCAAAGAACTTGCGGAAATCGGAATGAACCTATATATCCGAGGAATCTATACAGGAAACGATGTATTGAACTTGATTGGTGACTCTCCGAAAGATGGATTAAACGATCTGATCATCCTTGAAAACTTTATTCCACAGGGGATGATTGGAGAACAGAAGAAATTGAGGACGGGAGGTGATGAATAGTGAAACGAAAGAAAGAAAACCTAACCAGATCGTGGAAAGCGGAGTTTGAAACACGAGAAGCGGAGGACGGAAAGAAAACAATTTCCGGATACTTCGCTGTTTTTAATTCCGAAACAGAGTTGTGGCCGGGAGCTTACGAAGAAATCGCACCAGAAGCGTTTGTAAATACCATGAGCAACGACATCCGCGCTCTGACAAACCATGATGACACACTTGTACTTGGACGGACAAAAGTTGGAACTTTACGCCTGAGAACCGATACAAGAGGTCTATGGGGCGAAATTGATATCAACGAAAATGATTCAGACGCAATGAACCTGTATGAGAGGGTAAAACGTGGAGATGTGGATCAGTGCTCGTTTGGATTCAATATAGTTCGGGAAGAAACCGATTGGAGAGATGACGGCACTGTGAAATGGACAATACGAGAAGTTGATCTGCACGAAGTGTCTGTATGCACATTCCCGGCTTATGAAGATACGGGCGTACAGGCGAGACATGCACAGGTGGAACAGTATCGGGAGAAACAGTTGGTGCAGTGGCGAAGTAATGCCACGAAGAGATTGAAAGGAGAAAAATAATGGCTTTAAGACAGTTAATGCTTGCGAAACAGATCGCAGACAAAGAAAAGGAACTGGAAGAAATGCGTGGAAAAGACGCAGAGTTTGAAACAAGAGAAAAGGAACTGGAAGAATCAATCAATGAAGCAAATACCGAAGAAGATCGCTCTTTGGTAGACGATGCTATCACAAAGTTTACTGAGGAGAATGATGCTCATAATGAGAGAAAAAGCAAATTGGAAACCGAATTATCAGAACTCCGTGAGCAGATGAAGGAGTATGAAAAAACACCGGAAAGAAGGGAGAAGAAAAAAGACATGGGTAGAAGAAATGAAGAAGAAATTGAAGAAACGAGAAGTGCGATTAACTCATTTGTAAAATCAAAAGGGCAGGTGAGAGAAGGGGGCTTTAAAGAAGTAGATGCAGGGATCCTGATCCCGGTAGAAATGCTGGCTGTTCAGAAAAAGCCGGAAGATGTAGTGGATCTGGGAAATTACGTGAATAATGTAAGCGTAAACAGTTCATCTGGAAAATATCCAGTAATTGCGAAATCTGGAAGTAAAATGTCTACTGTTGCAGAACTGGAACAGAACCCAGAGCTTTCCAAACCAAAAATCTCAAATATCGACTATAGCATCGAAACAAGAAGAGGATATATTCCGATTTCTCAGGAGGCTATTGATGACGCTGACTATGATGTAACAGGTCTGATCTGCGATGAAATCAACGATCAGTCAAGAAACACAAGAAATGCTGATATCGCAACAGTATTAAAGAGCGCTACAGCGAAAAGCGTTACAGGTCTTGACGGACTGAAAGATTTGGTAAACAAAGAAATCAAAAAAGTATATCCTGTAAAATTCATCATTTCCTCTTCCCTTTACGCAGAACTGGACAAGCTGAAAGACAAAAACGGAAGATATCTACTGCAAGATTCCATCACTTCCGCAAGTGGGAAAGTACTGTCTGGCAAAGAGGTAGTTGTTCTGGACGATGATATGATCGCAGGAGCTGGAGAACTGAAAGGCTTTGTTGGTGACGCAAAATCATTCTGTACATTTTTTGACCGCAAGCAGGCAAGCGTTGAATGGGTAGACAACCAGATTTACGGAAAATTACTTGCCGGAGTTGTAAGATACGATGTGAAGAAAACGAATGCAGACGCTGGATTCTACATTACATACACACCGGGGGAATAATTCCCTCTGACGATGTAGCCTTAGTTGGCAGAGGGAAAGTCGGAAAGGCAAAAGTAGGTAAAACAAAATAAGAGACGGAGGTAATAATAATGGCATATACACCAACTACATGGAATAATGATGACGTTATTACAGCAGAGAAACTGAATAAGTTAGAGCAGGGCGTGAAGAATGAGCAGGTTGGACCAGCAGGAGCAGTAGGACCGGCAGGACCAGCAGGAGCAGTAGGACCGAAAGGAGACAAGGGAGATCCAGGCGCACAGGGACCTGCGGGACCAAGTTACACTCTTCCAGCGGCGAACAAAACAACGCTTGGCGGCGTGAAACAGATGGCTTTGATTGCAGATTTGTCCACAGAAACAACAACTGACCTGAAAAATAAAATCAATGAGATTCTTGCGGAGATGGAAAGACAGGGGATCATGGCGAATTCATAAGGAGTATGTTTATGAGAGTGATTGTATTGCAACTATTAAAAGACAGACTTGGAATCTCTACAGATAGTAGGGATTCCGTCCTTTATGCGATCATAGATGGTATTCTGGACGAATGCAAAAATGTACACGGCGTTCGCATCACAGAAGAGAGATATGACCACATCCTGTTTGTGCTGGATTGGGCTACGTGGAAGTACAATCATCCAGAAGATGGAGTGATTCCGAGGAGCATCCGGTTTCGACTAAACAACCTGATGATTAAGGCGGTGCAAAATGAATCGAACATGGGATGAAAAAGTGGTATTGATATCTTCCAACGGGTATGAAGAGGATGAGATCGGTCAGCAAGTACCGATTGAAACGGAACAGGAGCTCTGGTGTTGCAAAGAGCAAGTGTCCAGAAATGAGTTCTACCTTGCTGGACAGAACAACATGGAAATTTCAGAGATTTTGATCGTGCATCCTTATGAATATGAAGGACAGAGGTATATCCGATTCCACGGAAAGAAACTGAAAGTGATTAAGACGTATCCAATCAGCATGGAAGAGTTGGAACTGACCTGTACGGAAAGGATCGAAAAATGAGCGAAAGCATAAGTGCTGACAAACTCGCAAGAGAAATTATGCGGCAGATGGAAGAATACACAGAAGAAGTAAAAGAAACCACACAGGATGTTGCCATGAACGTTTCCGAAAAAGCTGTGAAGAAGTTGAAAACAAACAGTCAAAAGAGCAGCGGACGGTACGCAAAAGGATGGACAAGGGAATCTGGGAGAGATGGAATAACAGTGTATAATAAAAAACCGACATATCGCCTAACTCATCTACTGGAAAAAGGACACCAGTTGAAACGTGGTGGAAGAAAAATCGGTGAAGTACGAGCATATCCGCATATCGAAGAAGTGGAACAGGAATGCATAAAAGAATATGTAGAAGAATTGGAAAGGAGACTGTGAAATGACATTGCCAGAATTAAAAGACAAGTTAAAAACGCTAAATCTTCCGATTGCGTATCGTTGTTTTGCAGTCGGTCAAGTACCAGAATTACCGTACATCGTATACTATGTGGACGAGGATATCGGATTTTATGCGGATGACACCGTGTATTACGAGGGATACGCCGTCACGATTGAGGTATACACGGATCAGAAAGACTTGCAGTTGGAAGAAAAAGTAAAGGAACTATTAAACAGTAATGAACTCACGTATGAATCGTACGAGAGTTTTTTAGATTCCGAAAATATGTATTTGAAAGCATATGAAATTGAAATATAGGAGGTAAAGAACATGGCAGGAACAGCAAGAGCTGCACAGACAGGGAAAGAGAATAAAGTAGAATTTGGATTGAGGAACTGCTATTACGCTGTTATTACAATGGATGAGAGTGGAAGAATCACATACGGATCACCCAAGAGATTACCGGGGGCGGTAAGTATCACATTCGACAAAAGCGGCGATCTGATCCGGTTTAAAGCGGATGACATTGATTATTACACCAACGCAAATAATCAGGGATACGAGGGTACACTTACGCTTGCAAGAGTACCGGAAGATTTCCGCACAGAAGTGCTGAAAGAGAAGAAAACAGAAAAAGGAGTACTGGTCGAAAACTCTGACGCTCAGACAGCAAATATTGCATTGATGTTTGAGTTCCAGGGAGATGTGAAAGCGACACGACATCTCTTGTATTACTGCTCCGTAAACAGACCATCTGTTGGAAGTACGACAAAGGACAGCGGTGATCCGAATACAACGGAGCTGGCAATGGTAGCAAGCCCGAGACCGAGTGATAATCTGGTTAAAGCGTCTACATCCGCAGGAGTGGATGAAGAGACGTATAACTCTTGGTATACAAAAGTGTATGAAGAATCGGGGGAATAGCACCCCCTGAAGACCTCGCCTTGGTAGGCAGGGGGAAGATTGGAAAGGCAAAAGTAGGTAAAGCGAAATAAAGGGGTGGAGCGATCTGCCCCAATAGAAAAAAAGCGGAGGATGTTATGGAAAAAACAATTTACATTGACGAAAAACCAGTGAAACTGAAATCGACAGCAGCACTGCCAAAGAGATATAAGGCGCAGTTTGGAAGAGATTATTTTGCAGACCTGATGAAAGTAGCGAAAGTGTTTGGAAAAGGAACGAAAAGGAATTTTGGAATACAGGATATTTCTTTTGCTTCTCTTGACCACATGGACATGGAAGTATTTTACGACATCATCTGGACAATGGCGAAAACAGCAGACAGGACGATTCCTGATCCATTGGAGTGGTTGGATGGATTCGAAGTATTCCCGCTCAATGAAATCATGGGAGAAGTAAAGGATCTGCTTACAGACACCATGCCAACAAGTAAAAAAAAATAAGTGATAAAGATTCATCGAGTGGCGAACCGTTCACAAATGAGTCTTTTTTTTATGTTTGCCGACAGGTTGGATTAACCAGCGAAGACATGGAAGAAATGACCATTGGGGATTGCTTGGACTATGTACAGGAGTATATTGATAACCAGAAAAAGGATGAAAATCCTACTGCGAGAAAAGCAACACAGGAAGATTTTGATAATTTTTAAAGAGGTGAGAGAGTGGCGAATAAGAAAATAAAAGGAATCACAATAAAATTCGGTGCGGATACAATGGCGCTCAGCAAAGCTTTAAAATCCGCGGAAGATACATCAAAAAGTCTTGGTAGCGAATTAAGCTCTGTAAATAAATTATTAAAATTTGACCCGAAGAATACGCAGTTGCTTGCACAGAAACAGGAGTTATTAAGTAAACAGGTCGAAAATACCAAGGAAAAGCTGGAAGCCTTAAAGCAGGCACAGGGAGAAGTAGAAAAGAAGTTCAAATCTGGTGACATCGGAGCGGAAGAATACCGAGAATTTCAGAGGGAAATTGCGAAGACGGAACAGGATTTAAAATCTTACACCACGCAGATTAGTCGAATGGAGACTGAGCAGAAATCCCTAAAAGAAAGCACGAAGCAGTTGCAGACGCTGTTTGAAGCAACCGGAAAGTCCCTAGATGATTTTCAGGACATCCTCGGAACGAGGCTGACGAATGCCATAAAAAATGGAACGGCGAACAGTGACGATCTGACAGTAGCGCTTAACAAGATAGGAAAAGAAGCGTTTGGGGCGGAAACTGACCTGTCAAAGATGAAAGCTACATTGAATAAGGTAGATGACGGGGCGAGTATTGATGAAGTGAACAACGACCTGAACGAGATGAAGAAGAATTCAGGTGAGGCAGGAGAAGCACTGGACGGTATCGGAAAAGGAATTGTTGCAGGAAACATGATGCAAGCCGCTGAAATCATAGCAGATGCAGGGCAGAAGATAAAAGAGTTTAGTGACAACGCAAAAGAAGCATTTAATGAGGTAGATGCCGGATCTGATGCAATCATAACAGCGACAGGTGCTACAGGGAAGCTTGCTGAAGGAATGGATAATGTCTATAAAAGCATTGCGTCCAGCCTTCCGATAGACAACCTTGAAAACATCGGAAAAGTAATTGGGGAGATGAATACGCAGTTCGGGTTCACCGATGAAAAATTACAACATGCATCTGAAAAAATGTTGAAGTTTTCGGAAATTACTGGATCCGATGTGGTAGCATCAACGCAAAATGCAAAACAGGCGATTAGCGTATTCCACATGTCGAGTGATGATCTAGACAGCGTACTTGATGATGTTGCAAAAACAGCGCAAGACACGGGCGTATCTGTAGACGATCTATTTCAGAAAGCGATTGAAGGAGCACCACAGCTACAAGAATTGGGATTGAGTTTCTCGGACTCAGTAAAGCTGTTGGGGGCGTTTGAGCAGGCAGGAGTAGACGGGTCTGCCGCATTAAGCAGCTTATCAAAGGCAGCGGTAAATTATGCAAAAGACGGGAAATCACTCACTGACGGTTTGGCAGAAACGCAGGATAAAATTTTGAATGCGACTGATCAGACGGAAGCATTAAACGCCGCCGCCGAGGTATTCGGAACAAAAGGTGCTGTGAGGATGGTAGATGCCATCCAAAGAGGGGTTCTAAACCTGAACGACCTAGGAGACGCTGCCTCAGACAGTCAGGGGACTGTGGAAACGACTTTCAGCAATACCTTAGACCCGATTGACGAAGAAACGGTTGCGCTAAATAACGTAAAGTTGGCCATGGCTGAGTTTGGGAGTGCCATTTCAGAAGCAGTAGCCCCAATTCTGGAAGCACTTGTTCCTATCATTCAGAAAGTTGCAAAGTGGTTTAGCAGTCTTTCTGGAACAAGCAAGACTATTATAGTCGTAATCAGTGGGATTGCAATGGTGATTTCGGCTTTACTACCGATTCTTGCGGTTGTAGCTGGTGGAATAGCAGCGGCTGGAGGTGCAATGGCATTCTTGACAGGAGTGCTATTACCAGTAGCCGGAATTATTGCCGGAATTATTGCAGTGGTTGCAGCAGTTGTGGCAGTAATAAAAAACTGGGGAGACATCACAGATTGGCTGTCCAAAAAATGGAATGCATTTAAAGATTGGATGTCTGGATTATGGGATACCATATCCGAGAAAATACAAGAAGTGTGGAACGGCATTAAGGATTTCTTTGCTGATATCTGGGAGCAGATTTATAACGTAATAGAAGGACCTCTGAAATTTATCGAGGGAACGATCGGTGCGGTTATGTACGCGATTCAAGCTGTTATTTATACAGTATGGGAAGTAATAAAATTTGCATTAAAAAGCGCATGGGATTGGATAAGTGACACCGCAAGTGCTATATTCACCCCTGTTGCGAATTTCTTTTCCGGCATCTGGAATGGAATCAAGGATACTGCAACCGGAATCTGGAACAGCATTAAGGGCACGCTCGGTGGAATATGGGATTCGATCAAAGAGAAAGCTATGGACGCTTTTTCTTCTGTTTGGAAGTTTATTAAAGACGGATTTAACAATCTCAAGGATACTCTTGGAGGAATCGTGAAAGGGATCGCAAACGCAATTGTGAAACCAATAGGTGGTGCGGTAAACGGCGTGATTAACGGCGTGAACTGGGTGCTCGACAAAGTTGGGTCAGACAAGCAATTTGCATTGTGGGAAGTCCCGAAGTTTGCAAGAGGAACTGGTGGCATTCCAAAAGACACGCTAGGCATCGTAAACGACCAGAAAGGCTCTACATACAAAGAAATGATCGTTCCACCACATGGAAAACCATTTATTCCAGAGGGGAGAGATGTAGTTCTGCCACTGGAAAAGGGAACGAAAATCATGCCAGCCAACCAAACAAAGAGTTTTCTGGAAGAACTTCCGCACTTTGCAAGTGGAATCGGCGACTTTTTCGGTGGGATATGGAGTACGGTAAAAGACTTTACGGGAAATGTATGGGATTACATCACACATCCAAGTAAGATCGTGCAGATTGCAATTGATAAATTTACGGATTTAACGGGAGCGTTTGAACCGTGGATATCCGTTGCAAAAGGTGCTGTCAATACAGTATTTGATAGCGTTGTTGGTTTTGTAAAAGGGATATTTGATACTCAGTCACATGTAAACTACAATCCAAGTGCAGGAGTAGAGCAGTGGAGAACGTTAGCCACAAGGGCATTACAGATGACTGGACAGTATTCCGAAGCGAACTTGGAACGTCTGTTATACCAGATGCAGACAGAATCCGGCGGAAATCCGAATGCGATTAACAACTGGGATATCAACGCGATTAATGGGACGCCATCTAAGGGACTCATGCAGGTTATTGACCCGACATTTAGAGCCTATGCAATGCCCGGATACGATAAAAACATCTACGATCCACTATCTAATATGCTTGCATCCATTCGATACGCAGTGTCTACGTACGGAAGCCTTGCGGCTGCTTATCGTGGAGTTGGGTACGAGGATGGTATTGGAGATATCAATTTGTCCGATCTATTACCGAGTCTGCCGATGTTGGACGTGAAATGGTTTAAAGATGGTGGAATCCTTACGAAGCCAGCATTATTCCAGATGCCGTCGGGAGGAATCGGTGGTGCTGCGGAAAGAGAAGCAGAAGCAATCACGCCGCTGAGATCGTTAAAAGGCTATATTAAGGAATCAATCTTGGAGATTATGGGCGAAAAGGATATTAATCTAAATATCAATCTGACAACGACGCTGGACGGAAGAGTTGTCGCACAGCAGACGGTTGGATATGCAAGACCGATGATAAAAAAGATGGATGATTTCGAGAAACTATTAGGAGGTGAGAGAGTTGGGCTTGCTTAAAGCAACCTATGGAGGCGTGGATATTCCGGTTAAGATTACAAGACTTGACCGGAACTTATCACCTTCCATCACAAATAATACAAGGAGCATTGAAAATGTAAATGGAGGAGAGTTTACGCATTCCACGTACTCTCCAAAACAGATTGTAATGGAGTTTCGTATTTCAAACTCTACGGCAAGGGAACTCAGTGAGTTCCGCAGAAAAATGTCAGAAATTCTGTATAGTAAAGAACCAAAGAGACTGATTTTTTCTGACGAACCAAGCATTTACTATGAAGCAATCGTGGATGGGGAACCGGTACTGGGAGAGGATGATATGTACAGCACCGGCACGATCACATGGCTAATCCCTGACGGTGTAGCATACTCCACCGCAGAATTCGACTTCTATGGCGTCCAGAATAACGGCTACCAGACCATTACCATCCAAAACAACGGCACCGAATGGGCAGACGTGGACTACGAGATCACGCACCAACACGAAAACGGATTTATCGGACTTGTGAGCCAGTATGGAGTGATCCAGCTCGGAAAACAGGAAGAGGCGGACGGAGAGAACTACGAAGCGTCCGAAGAACTGTTTAACGGTTACGGCTTGTTTCAAGACGATCATGGCACCTCTTATCAGAATCCGGAAAACACAACGCAAGGAACGTTGGAAGTACGGAATGTTGCCGGATACAACGTGATGGCATTAAAAGGTGGACAAGCAACATCCGGATACTGGAACGGTGGAATGAAAACACTTACTATCCCGGCAGACAGCGAGGGTAGAGGTGGTGCAAAGAACTTTTACTGCTACACGCAGCACTGGTTTGAAACCGGATTGATGGGGCAGACGGGAGCACAGACCATTGCATTTCTGACAGGAGATAATAAAGTAATCTGCGCAATGTCTATCAACAAGAGCGATTCTGTCGGAAACACGGCTCGTATCGAGTGGTTTGCTCCCGGAAACACATTAATCAGACGAGAAGAGTTCCAACCGACAGCCTACGAGGGTAATCCGTTTAATCTTAAAATGGGATGCCACAACGACTTTTTAAAAGAGGGAGAAAAGCTGCGGATTTTCTGGTATGGAAGTTATATGGAGCAAAACATACCAGAGATTAAGGATATGGAATGCGAAAAAATCCAAATCTGGATCGGACAGTGGGGAGACAGAAACCTCACAAACCAGTACGTTACACACAACTATTTAAAAAGCATCCGATTCCGGAAAGACAATGTCGATAAGTATAAGGACGTACCAAACCGGTATCGTGCCGGAGATGTGGTGTCTATAGACGGAGAGAGTACAAAGGTCTATGTAAACGGGATGCCGGCAAAAGGAGATGAGATTAATGGATCCAATTATCCAAAAGTTCCACCGGGGACAACGGAAGTCCAGTTCTGCTATTCTTCCTTTTCATCTCCACCGCCGCATATTAAAGCGAAAATACGGGAGGTATACTTGTAATGGACAGTATTAGAATTGCGATTTTAAGTGCAAATAACACACCAGTAGCATTTATGGATAATGCACATAAAAAGTCCATGCACTACTGGGGAGATGAGCTGCACGAATACTTGCAGGGTACGGCGAATACTTACACTTTTACGGTAAATGCAAAGCATCCAGACGCGCAGCATGTCAAAGCTGGGAATAAGGTAGCATTTACTTACAAGGGGAAATCATACTACTTAAACATTGTAAATACAGACCAAACAGAACAGACAATCACGGCTACGGCATGGTCGTTATCTTTTGAGCTAATCAACGAGGATGCAGGGGAATACAAGGCAGGACAGGCGATGAGTTTTGAAGAGTACCTTGCCATATTTGACGCGGAAAGAACACTGAAATTGGGGCTTAACGAGGTATCAGACAAGAGGATTACCAACGAGTGGACAGGCACAACATCCATACTGAAAAGGCTGTTTTCCTTGGCTAATGTATTTTCTGCGGAGATCGAGTTTGAGACAGTGCTTAACAGCGATTACTCCTTAAAAGAGATTGTGCTGAATGTATATCGGAAACACTCCGATACAGACAGCGGAGTCGGAGAATACCGGAATGACATTGTACTGCGGTACGGGAAAGGAATTACCGGAATTCGAAAAACCACAGATGCCGAGAAGCTTTACACCTGCATCCAGCCGACCGGGAAAGACGGGCTGACGATCAATGGACTGGACAAAAAAGAATACGATGAGAACGGGAATATCGAGTACTTTACAGACGGCGCAATCATCCGGGCACCACAGGCAAGAGACCGGTTCCCATCCAACATCGTAAATAAGGCTGATGCTTATATCCTGATGCGTAAAGAGTACGATACAGACAGCAAGGACAAGCTCTATAGCATGGCTCTGTCTGATCTTAAAACAGCATCTGAACCGGTGGTGACTTACGAGGTGGACGGATATTTTGACACCAACATCGGGGATACGGTAAGGATGCAGGATCAGGAGTGGACACCAGTCCTTTATCTACAGGCAAGAGTGTCCGAACAGGTGCGCAGTCTTACCAATCCAAAAACTGCAAAGACGGTATTTACAAACTACAAAGAGCTTACATCCGAAATTTCGGATAGCTTATTACAGAGGATGCAAGACCTTATTAATAAAAATAAGGTTTATACTTGCTCTATCTCAACAAACAACGGCATTATCTTTAAAAATGGCATCGGTAGCACTACTCTGACAGCTTACGCTTACGATAACGGCGTGGATGTTTCAGACAAGCTACAATTCCGATGGAGCAAGGATGGACATGGGGTTTATGTTGGTAAGAGCGTTACGGTAAATGCTACGGACGTGGATACAAAGGCGGTGTACTCGTTTGAAGCTATGGAAAATGGGATAAAACGTGGGTATTACGAGGTTACGATTGCAGATTTAATGGATGGAGAGGATGGAAAAGACGGAGAACAGGGTCCGCAAGGTGAGAAAGGAGAGCAAGGCAAACAGGGACCTCCGGGTCCACAAGGCGCTCCGGGATTGGATGGTATACAGGGTCCAAAAGGGGATCAGGGAATCCCGGGAAAAGATGGGAAGGACGGAAAAACACAGTACACCCACATTGCTTATGCAAACAGCGCAGATGGGTCTAAAGATTTTTCTGTTTCTGACAGTAATCGGGAATATATCGGAATGTATGTCGATTTTATTCCGAACGACAGCACAGACCCGACAAAATACGCATGGAGTAAGATCAAAGGCACAGACGGGGCGATCGGAACACCCGGAAAGCCGGGAGCTGATGGAAAGACCCCGTATCTACATATCGCCTACGCAAACAGTGCAGATGGCAAGACGGGATTTTCCACCACGGATGGTACAAATAAGCTCTATATCGGGCAGTACACGGATTATACACAGGCAGATAGTACAGATGCTACGAAGTATACATGGACAAAAATAAAAGGAGAACAGGGGGAACGTGGGCCACAGGGAGTTCCCGGTCTGCAAGGGGTACAAGGTCCTAAAGGTGAACAGGGAATACAGGGACCTCAAGGAAATACAGGTGCTACTGGACCGCAGGGACCAGCCGGACAGTCCACCTATTTTCATATTAAGTATTCCTCAGTTGCGAATCCTACATCAAGTAGCCAGATGACGGAAACGCCGTCTACATACATTGGTACTTACGTAGATTTTACGCAAGCAGATAGCGAAGATCCAAAGAAATATGCCTGGTCACGTTTCCAAGGAGCCCAGGGTCCACAGGGAACGCAGGGAATTCCGGGAACAAACGGCACAAACGGCAAGACAAGCTATCTGCACATTAAATATTCCAACGATGGAGGGAAAACATTTACCGGAAACAGCGGAGAAGATGTAGGAACGTATATTGGTACTTGCGTGGATTACAATCAGTCTGATCCTACAAGTGTTGGATCTTATAAGTGGGCGAAGATTAAAGGAGAACAAGGTGCGACAGGACCACAAGGGCCTGCGGGGTCATCTGGAAGAGGGATAAAAACTATTACAGAATATTATTTGATTTCTTCCGCAAAAACAGGAATTACAACAGCGTCAAGCGGTTGGAGTACATCAGTTCCGACGATGACAGCAACAAATAAATACTTGTGGAACTATGAAAAATTTACGTTTACAGATAATACGACAGCGACCACTACGCCAAAAATAATCGGGATATACGGAGACAAAGGAACAACAGGAGCTACTGGTCCGCAAGGACCTCAAGGAAATGCAGGTGCAACAGGTCCCCAGGGGCCACAAGGAGCGACAGGCCCGAAAGGACCGCAGGGGGCAACTGGTGCAACGGGACCACAAGGGGTAACTGGAAACGGAATAAAGTCTATCACGAATTATTATCTTGCAACGGCAAGCGGAAGCGGTGTGTCGGCGTCCACATCAGGATGGACTACAACTGTACAAGCAATAACGGCGTCAAAAAAATATCTGTGGAATTATGAAGTTGTTACCTATACAAATGGTAGCACGTATCAATCAGCACCATGTATCATCGGGGTATATGGTGATAAGGGAGCGACAGGTGCTACAGGAGCAACAGGACCAAGTGGCATAATTGTATCTTCTACGGCTCCGTCAAATCCTAAAGTTGGCCAGTTATGGCAAACGGCATCCGGTCAGCCGATCAAGCGGTGGGATGGAAGTAGGTGGGTGATCCATTATATTTCTGTTGATAACTTAAACGCACAGACTTTAAGTGCGATAGCGGCAGATCTTGGAACTGTAACTGCCGGACTTATTAAGGATAAGAATGGAACAATGCTTATCGATGTTACATCCGGAAAGATTATTAGCAAGAAAATCGTGCAAGGAGCAGTGGAAAATGTTGCGTCATTGAGTAATGCGTATTTGGCTTTCTCCGGTAAGGCTCCGACAACAGATCGAGCTACTATGAGCGTGAACTTGCAAAACATCATGTTTACAAATGAAAATACAAGAAAAGCAACGACAATCCAGTTTGAGGATGAAATGATATATGCAAGAAATTCTGTATCCCCACGTATAAGCATATATGCGTATCGCAATTACGATTCCGGCACCGTGAAAGGTCCATATACAAGTGCAAACTCCAATAATAACATCCGCGTGGAACTAAAAAGAAGAGGATTTATGGTAACATGCAAGATCACAATGCTTGCACAATTTCCAGGAAGTGGCGAATACGGGCCATTCAACGAGGTGAAAATTCCAGTAGGATATCGACCGGTTGTGGATTTCTTTGCTCCCTATAGTGAAGTTGTAGGACCTAACATATTTGGAACGGGAAGATACGGCATAGGAAAAGATGGGGGGATCAAGATTTATGTGGAGAATGCCGCATGGACAGAACGTCACGCAACGTTCACGTGGATTACAGATGATTGATTAAAGGAGCGAATATGGAGATTAGAGCAAGACCGTAATGGTCTTATTTTTATACTTAAAACCAGAAAGGAAAGTGAGGATATGAAGAAAATGGAACAGTTGGCAAATGTAAAAGCGTTTTTATGCATGGTGTTTGGAGCCATTGTTGGAGGATTTGTAAATCTGATTGGAGGATGGTCCGAGGATTTGACTACATTACTTATTTTTATGGGAGCAGACTTTGTTCTCGGACTTCTGATCGCTGCCTTTTGGAAAAAGAGCAACAAATCAGAGAACGGGGCACTGAGCAGCTACTCTGCATGGAAAGGTCTGTGCAGAAAAGGGGTGTCCCTGCTGATCGTACTTATTGCATACCGATTGGATGTTACTCTCGGCGTAGACTACATCCGTACAGCCGTGGTACTGGCATTTATAGCAAATGAGGGGATCTCGATTTTGGAAAATGTTGGAATTATGGGCGTGAAATATCCGGAAGCGTTAAAAAAAGCACTGGATGTTTTAACAAATAAATCACAGGAGCAGGAGGGCGAGTAATCGTCCTCTTTTGTAGATTTTATTAACACTAATCTTACTTGCGGAAACAGTGCAGATGGTATATAATAAACGTATTATATATGGCGGTGCATACAATGGAATTAAACGATATTACAGTTTTTGTGGACGAATCTGGAACGATTGGTAAAGGTACGATAAAAGAGAATGACTTCTTTATTATCACGCTCTTATTTGTTAAAGATGAAGACATAAATCATATTAAAAAAGTATTTAAAAAGGAACGGCTAAAAATTGTTAATAAAAAGGATACGCTCAAAGAACAGTTAAGGAACAATAAAGAGGTAAAGGGGTCAGAGCTTAGTGAGGTAGAAAAAAGACAAATATATGAAAAGCTAATCGAAAAGTGCGGCGATAAGTTCGAAATAGCTGTGATTGTGATGAATAACAGAAAAGCTACAGTAAAATTCAGATCGAATTCATCTAGAGCATTTAACTACCTTATAAAAACTTTTTTAGAAAAGCATTTCAAGAAAAGAAGCAAGTTCAAAGAGTTGAGCCAAATACATTTTGTTATTGACGAGAGGAATGTTGCGACAGCTGTCTCTTATACACATCTGACGCTGCCGA